CAAAGAGAGGGCGCTACTCTTGCGAAGAGTCCAAAGGGATTGCGGCAGATTCATCATCTCCTCTAACCCAAGATAAAACTCTCATAAGTTCATTACTTTCTAAATCATCAAGGTCAATATCTTCGGGACTAATAATACAATGCTCTAACCAAGCATTTACTTGGTCTTCTATACCTGCCCCTGCTTCATCTAAAGCATCGGCAAACTCTTCGTGAATATCCATAGACCAATCTGTAGGTTCACCTTTATCTCTAAAGCCTCTAAATACTTTAGCCTGTATACTTTCTATTTTTAATTTTTTACGGCCCGATATTTGGCGTACCATAATTTTGCTACCGTCGTTTAGTTCAATTTCTTTTTGTGCTATTGGCATATTTCTTCACTCTCTTACTCTTCTCTAATGGCACTTCGGCCTCACTTATTAGACGTACTGTACCGTCTTCGTTAATTTCCCATAACCCGATACTGTTCTTAAAGGTTTCTGTGAATTGCCTAGAAGCACCTGCCCTAGACATAGTAATCACAATTATGCTACGTCATACCAAACAACGGTAAGTCTTCTGCCGGTAACTGATGCACTAATAATTACATCACCACTACTAGCGATAGCGCCTTGTAGTGCGGTTTGCATTTCTGCCGCACTTCCTTCCATTGAGAATACTTTTAGTTTAGTTCTATCTGCTATAACTACTCCGCCGTCATATGCCATCTAAATCACTCATCCTTCTTAGCGGCTTTTTTCTTTGTAGCCTTTTTCTTAGGTTTAATTGGTTCATAAGTTGTAGTGTATGTTACTGACATATTTATTCACCTCAAGCATCGTAAGCAGTAGTTTGTACATGACTTCCACTACCTATTAGTTTAGCCTCAATTGCTTTTCCTGCTCCAAGTGTAGAAGCATCATAGAAGGCTTGGAAACCTACACTCATTCTGTTTGGGTCACGACCACTTACAGAAGCAGTAGGGGCTTCAAACCTTACGTTAAAGAATTTAAATTCAAGAGAATCATTTCCATCTTCACTAGCAAATTTAATTCTAATAGCGTCTTTACCTGCACCCGGTTGAATTTTGTGAACTGATGAACCTGTTAATTGTGTATATGTTGGTTCGTTAATATATCCAACAGTATCAGAATAAAGAACTTCGTTAAATTCCATAGTACCTGTTATTTCTCTCAATGTAGTAGGTGGCGCTCTTGTAAAAGACCTGTTACCTACCGCATATGCTGAATCCATATCACGGTTAATATTTATCTCAAAAGAGATTTGTTGAACTTTAACTGTTTTATTTGCGTTATCAGCAAAGTAAACTTCTGCGTCAGCGAAGTGAAGTGCGTCTACTGCAAGACCCGCATAATCTACATCTGTTACTAAAGTAGTAGGAGTTTCTTCGTTCTTACCAATAAAGTCAACAGAAGCCATAACATATTCGTTTAGATTAGCACTAAATGATAATTTAGAAGCAACCATACCTGTAAATGTGTGTTCTTTGTCTCCACGACCTACACGCATTGTATATGATGGATAAGCGTGTGTTGACAAAACAGGCTCATTAAAAATATGATGTCTTGCCGTACCCCTAACTGCGGTTAGGCTAACGCTACTACCGCTTGTAAGATTACTTGTAGTTACTGTAGGAACACCACCATATCCTTTACCCGGATTTGTAATGTATACTTTAGTAACTACTCCACCGGCTACAGTAGCGATTGCTTCTGCTGATTCTGTAGGAGTACCACCTGTAAAACCAAGAGCGAAAGTTCCGTTATCATAACTGCTACCCGCATTAGTGATAGTAATACTTTCTATAAATTTATCTCCTTCTTCTGTAGCAGGTAGGAAAGAATGTAAAATTTTACCCATAAAGTCATCCGGCTGAACTGCTAGGTTTACTGAACCTTCTCCGAATTGAGTGTTAGTAACCGCTTTAGATGCTACTTGTCGGCTCATATCATTTCTAGCAAGCAACTCAAAAGTTTGCTTCATTGATTCGTCATCTACTTCTCCGTATGTAACACCATTACTATTAGCACTAAGAGTTACGTTTAAAGTTACAGTACCACTCATACCGTTAGTTGCTCCACCACTTGCGCTAAGAGCAGTAGTACCATCTGCTTGAAAAAGCGTAGGTGCGCTAGTATACCCTTGACCACCTTCTGTAACTGTTACCGCAGATATTACGTTACCTGCTACTGTAATTGTTCCGATAGCACCAAACCCACCACCTGTAGGACTTGCTTTTGTTCCTGCTTTCCAATTATATGTTCCGTTTGTACCACTACCGCTTCCATTTGCCGCAATTGCGATACTTGTAATTTGTCCGGGCTCTACTCCATACGTGTCTTCTCGCTCTAAAGCGATATATCTATTTAACCATTCTACTCCCATAAGGATACCTCTATGTGTTCATTAATAGATGGGTGTCCTATAAATATATGCTTTATCTACGGGTCATTTTGATTCTACGACGGTAAGTTATTGTCAATTGATGAGTACAAATTATCTCATCATTATCTAGTCTAGTATCTAATGTTACTTCGTGACTATCAAGACTATCTGTAGTACCATTGAGCCCTGTAGTGGTATATAATTCATCAAATATTTCTCCTAAAATATTAAGTCCTGTTAAGTATGCGTTTTCATAATTAACACCTTTTGTACTTACAAATATTTCTACGTCGTATTGTTGTTCTATAGATGAGCCACCTAACGCAGTAAATTCGGGAGAAGTAATATTATCTACATATACATGAACATTAGGGTGACTCATAGTCCTTATATTATCGGGAGATATGTCGTAAGCAAACACAATATTTGCATCGTTTACCTGTGTTTTTAGATATGGTTTTGTACTATCTTGTAAATGTTGTACTATTGCTAAAGCCATTCTTACGTGTATATCTTGAGAGAAATCAGACGGCATTAATTCTGTAGGAGTAAATGCTCCAAAGTGAGAATAATAAACTGAATGCCACTTTACATTACCACTAGCGTTGCCAAAAGAAACAGTAGCAGAACTACTAGATGCACCTGTCAAACTTTTATAATCTATTACGGCATCATTGTTTTCTTCTATTTCATATCGGTAACATCTAACTGCACCGCCATCTGCAAGTGTTAATCTAATCATAATAGGAATAGAATCATCCTCACTTACATTTAAATCTAAATCACTAAAAGTAACGGTAGTAGAACCTACAATCTTTAGTCCTGTGGTAGTTCCATCTGATTTAACTTCTACTTTATGTGTACCGTTATCTAATGTTAGTAAAACTGCATCGTCAGAAGGTGCAGTAGTATAACTAAAACAGGCTAGAAGTGTATAAGATTTATATGTGCTAGTATCGGGTGTGATAGCCCAAGAACCGCTTGTCATAACCCAATTACCATTTACTGTAGAGCCGCCGCTACCACTCCAAGTATCATTTGTATTCCCGCCGGGCAAAGCAGGGTTTTGACCTGTAAGTCTAGCATTCCAATATTGATTCTTTGTCGCTATTGTCATACTATCTTCTCTCCTTAAATAATTTATTATACTTTACCCATTGTTTTTCAAGTGCTGGCCCTAAATCTGTTTCTATTGCTTTTTCTGTCGCTTTGATTGCTCTAGGGAAAAAGTCTTTTTCCGGCTCTCTTCTTTTACCATAAACTTTACCTACTTTAAATGTCTTACCTGTACCTAATCTTCCTGTTCTTGATACATCACCTCTCCAATAACCACCTTTAAAAAACCCTCTATCTAAACCTTTAGCCTGTCCTGCTTTACCGCCCGACATATATTTTTCTTGTTTACCACTACCTACGGCGGCGGGTGTAGGATGACCAAGCCCTAATATTTCAGAAAAATTTAAGTTTTCTGCCCTATTTATACCAAAAGTAGGTTCTGCTCCAATATTTATAATGGCTATATTATCTTTTGAACTTCCTGTTATTTTCATATCTACTACTCTTGCTACTTGTCTACCCATACTACCAAGATTTTTTAAATTTGTTTTTATTTTTCCAACTTGCTCTTTACCTATTTTTTGTAATTCTGTACTTACAACTTGGGGTGCATCTTTACCAAATTTTTTAAGTATTTTTTGAACATCACGATTAAATTGATGTGTTTGTGGTTCAAATTCAAGCCCGTCTGCCAAATAACCACCTCAATCTACCGAACCAAGATGTGCTAATCTTTTAAGATTCATAGTACCTCTATCTCTTAATGTAGCACCTGCTTTTTCGCTATTGATTGTACCACCTTCATCTTCCATATAATATGCCGCCGCTAAGTCAGCACAAATTTCACGGATAACATGAGCAAACTCTCCTTCTTGTACTGTTACATCATCAAGATGGTCAACAGAAATACCTGTTACACCTGTCAATTGATTAGTAGATTTACCTGTCCAAGCAAACGAATCACCATCTACGTTACCGTTTCCGGCATCGGCAAAATCTGTACCACTTGTTAAATTGATAGTAGTAGCCCCTGCCGCTACCGCACCATCTAAAGTAGTTTGTCCTGTTTCTCTACTTGGAGCGTTGCGACCATAATCTCTAAATTCTTGGTCTATATCTATAGTGGCCCTGCGTATAGCGAGGGTTAATTTACTACTTGCATTTGTCCTTTGAGCGTTATTTAAACCTAACCTAGAACCTACATCACTTGAAGAACAATAATATACCATTTATAATCACCATAACCATTATCAGCGTAAGCATACGCCTCTGTTGTTTCTTAAATGTTACTAGCGTTTCTTGAATGTTTTGGACATCTTGATGTATATAGTGTTGTTTTGAAGATATTGCATTACACCAATTACTCCATTGGCCGGCATTCATTCTTATTCCTCAAGTCTTGCTATAAGTTCAGCCTTGTTGCCTTTTGTAGACAAGCCTTTTTCTTTTAACATAACTCTAAGTTCTGTAACCTTGTATTTGTCATATGCGTCTGTTAGAACTTCTATTTGTTCTTCCGCTTCTTCGATTTTTTCTTCCACATCATCAAGCACATCTAGTATTTCATCTAATGTAATTTTTCCGTCTGCTTTTAATTCCTTGTATTTTTTATATCCCCATACTGCGATACCTAAAAGCGCACCACCCGCTACTAAAATTATCTCTATGTCATCTAGCATAGATGAAGACTCGCTAATACAGTCTAAGCAATCATCTATTATTGTTGTATTATTTTCCATTTTATCACCTATCAAATATTATTTGTTTTACTGCCGAGAAAGGAATTACTGTAAATGCTCTGTCTTCACCTTCGCGATATATTTTATAGCCATGCAGTGTTTCTTCAATGTTTACCTTCGTAAATGATTTTTCCGGTGGCATATAGACTATTTTACCTAATCTTTTAACCAAAACATCACCCCAAAAGAAGTATTGCTTGGAGCATTACTTGTAATATTATTCTTCATCGGCTTCTTCTTCCTGCTTCAATTGTAAGTCTTGGTTACGAGCCGCTACTTGTTGAGATATTTCACTAATATCTCTCTTTAGGCTCAACATGACACTATCAATGTCATTTATTGCTTTCTCCATTAAACGCAACCAAACTAATCTGTCTGACGCAACCATTCTTAACTGTTCCACTTCACTAATCTCTTCGGACATAATAAAACCACATATAGGAGTGTATATAAGGATTATGCTACCCAAGATGGTTTTGTCGGGAAGTTTGTATTACAATCTGTAGGATTATCATATGCCGCAGGTAAATCTAGTAAAGCAGTTCTATATGTTGTTAGTTCTGTCTTCTGCGTGTCTGTTAAAGAATTATAAAATAATACTCCTTGATATACGTCTAATTCTTTTAATGCTATATTTCTTCTTTCTCTTAGTTCATACCATGCTTCTTCTTGAATTTGTTCATTTGTATATTCTATTTTTCTAGGGCCACTTACTCCTTCGGGCAATTCCCAAGTTTCATTTCCTTCATCATCTATTATTCTTCTACCACTTACTATTGACATTATTTTTCACCTCATACATGGGAATAAAACACTTCTATCCTTACATTACCTACAGTAACAGCACCGCTATCTCTTCTTACGTGAAGCGTCTCTCCTGCCGCTACTGATAAATTTAATCCTGTTACTAAATAATACCAATGATTTGTAGTTCCTTGTCTTGTTAAGTTAGCATCGTTATTAAATGTTACTGTAGTAAAACTATCAGTTGTATCACCACCTTTAAAGAAATTCCATGTTTGATTAGTTGTGCTATCATCATCAACAGTTCCGCCCGCAGTACCGTTAATATGGAATGCTATTGCTCTTATTTTTGCAGTAAAAGGTATTAAGTGTGCGCTAAGAGTACCCGTACCATCATGCTCTACATAAAGAGACGCACCGCTTCCCGAAAGATTATTGTAAGTTTTTCTACTAAATACCACACTATTCCATGTAGCCCAAGAACTTGTAGCCCCATTTGCGAATTTAATATCTCCATCAGAATCCATCAGTATTGTTTCTGTACTTCCACCGACTCTCATTCGGATATTTCCACCGGACTTTCTATTTATAATATACAAGTCATTTTCAGATTGAGCAAAGTCAGAAGAAGCAGATGCAGATGAATCTGTAACTCTCAAGTTTGCTTGAGAAGCATTTTCAATTTCTAAACCTATACCCGTTGCGAAAAAAGGTGTATTAGTTCCTATTCCAACATTTCCATCATCATTAATTGTTAGTTTAGTAGATACTCCGCCTACTGTTATGCCTGTTTGAAACTCTAAGTACCCACCTCTCCCACTAGCAGATGTCATAGCATTTATTGAAGCACCAACTCCTGCTCCACTACTATCTACATTATGGAAATCAATTGCCGCATATTTAGTATCTGCGGGCATCGAAACGTTACCATTCTTTAATGTTA